TAGTTGCCCACTGTCAATAGCCGGATCAGCCTTGACGGATAAGATTGTTGCTCCTGTTCGGCCAAAGTTCTTGATCATTAGGTAAATTATTGTAGTTTGCGAAGATCTGACAACTTTAAGAAAAGAAACGATGTACGGCTTGTTTGCATCACGTTCTGATTTAGAACTTCGTATTAAAGCGATTGTTGATAGAACAACAGCCACCATCGAAGTCAGAGCTTGTACGACGCTGGAAAAGAGTTCGTATTTATTCATTCTAATCACCTCTTCGTGATTATCGCACAAAAGGGAGCAAACAATATGCTCTATTCACAGCTTAATCAACGAAATAATTGGCAAAACAAAAAGCCGCTAAGCGCTGTACCGCTTAACGACCAAAGAAATGTGGTATCAAATGAGTGACCTCATTATATCACAGAAAGAAATGAGGTAAAACAATGGCCAGAGAAATTGGCAAGCAACTTGACCGTCTTGAATCACTTGCATACAAAGTAAGAACTGATCAGTACCTGTTGGATTATTTGAGAGAATGGGCAGAAACCAAGTGCGATCTATTCAGGGATGATGATCCTCACATGACCGATGGTGAGAAGATTCAAAATCGGTTGTTCCTAAAAGACAACTTTAAAAATACATGGATATCTTGGGTCAAACATCACTCGATATGATCAAATTCGAAGCAGACTTAATGGATGTTCGCCAAAATATTGCCGATCAATACTTCAACAAAGACGGTGACGATCATGAATGAGAAACCAGGTTACTATGCAATCCTTCCGCCGGATGTGCGCTATGACAAACAGCTACCACAAGGAGCCAAGCTTCTGTACAGCGAGATCACGGCACTCAGCAATAAGAACGGTTACTGCTGGGCATCAAATGACTATTTTGCAAAACTCTATTCGGTTAGCATCGGCACTATCAAAAGTTGGCTAAAGTGTCTCGAAGACAATTCATATATCCGCAGAGTCATCAAATATAAAAGTGGAAGTAAGGAGGTTGAACAAAGATTTATTAGTTTAGCCCCTCGGTCAGAAAACTTACCCCCCTCGGTCAGAAAATTGACCCACCCCCGGTCAGAAAACTGTCCAGAGAATAATACAAGTATTAATAAAAACATACGTGCATCCAGCACGTTAGAGAGTGACTTTGAAAAGCTCTGGAAACTGTATCCAAAGAAGATCGGCAAGAAGCCAGCATTAGCTGCGTACAAACGAGCAATGAGTAGAAAGAAGAACCCTGCTACCAACAGACAAATTCAGGATGGCATTGTGGCTTATCGACAGCTAATCAAGAGCAAAGGCACAGAGAAGCGGTTTGTAAAAGACGGTAGTACTTTCTTCAACCAAGAGGCATGGAACGATTACCTTGAGGTCGTAAAGGAAGAGCTAGATGAGCAGGAAGCTCGAAAGCCTAAGTTCGATCCCAAGAAAACTGCTATTGCAATGTATATCGACTACAACAGTCCTGACCGAGTGCTTGAAGAAATTCAAGCGCAGGGTATTCCGATCAATCCAGAAGATGCTAAACGTTACATTGCTGAATACGATGAAGGGAGGCAACAAGCTTGACGAAAAAGCTTTATGACCCTAGCAATCCTGAACCGCATGTCATGTATGGCTTATATACGAAGCCGGAACTCATCAAGTCTGAATGGATTGATCCTAAATGGTTTAACAGCCAGCAATACGCTGCAGTAGTTGCCTACATGAACAAGTTGCCAGGTGACGTCGATACGCTGGAATTGCAGGATGGTTTTGCTACAGCTCATCCTGGCGTGATGTCAGTAGCAGATTGGCAATATATTATGACCAGCGATTTTGGCACCTCACGTTTTGACTGGTGGGTAGGCAAGCTAAAACGGGATTATTTCCGTAGTCAGCTCATTCAAACAGCACAAGCGTACTCGGAAGAACCAAGCGAGGACAATCTTACCGCGATGATGGTTGCCTCACAGAATGCTACTGCTGCCAGTCAGACGGTAACTGAAAGTAGCATTGCAGATTTGGCAGCGGCCATGGAGGACAAAATGATACACGGTGGTACTGACAATGGGATTAAAACGTACTTCACTCTTAACAATATTCTGGGTGGTGGTTTGATGCCGGGACGTTTGTTGACGATTGGTGCGCGCCCTGGTGTCGGTAAATCAGCATTCGCGGTCAATCTCATCATTGAGGCTTTGAAACAGCAACCGGAATTGACAGTTGATATGTTTTCACTTGAAATGTCAAATGCAGAAAACTACAACCGCTTGTTGGCCTGCAAGACTGGCATCAGTGCTGGTAAATTCATCAACCCGCAGAAAAGTCTAAGCGATGCTGAGAAGGTTGAGGTTGAAAAGGCAGGAAACGTCCTTAAAGACTATCACTTGCAGCTTTACGACAAGCAGGTGGAATTACCGCAGATCGTCAAAACAATGCGGCAGCGAGCCGCTGATGCAGATAAAGGCTACCTTGCGATTGTTGACTATCTCGGGCTGATTGGTGTTCGTAGCCAAGCCGATCGCCGTCTGCAAATCGAAGAGATCACCCGTCAATTCAAAGTGCTGACCAACGAGCTTGGTATCCCGATTGTTTTGCTTAGTCAATTATCACGAGGTGTTGAGAATCGTCAGGACAAGCAACCGGTACTCTCAGATTTACGAGAGTCGGGATCAATTGAACAAGATAGCAATGCGGTTGGATTCCTTTGGAACAGTGATCGGCAGAACGAAAGATCAGATATCCGTACTGTGACTTTAACAATTGCTAAAAATCGTGAAGGAGCACTTGGTAGCATTGATTTTCGCTTTTTCGCACCAAAGCTGCAGTTTAAGGTGGCGTATTGAAATGGCTTATCCAACTATGACACTTAAAGAGTTCAATGAGTACATGCAGGAGGGACATTATCAATACTCGCTGTTCATCATTCTGCAGCTTGATGAAGCCATGGAATATTTAAAAAAGGCGCAACAAGCCGATGCGGATATGAAGAAGTTTTGGTACCAATGGGCGTACGTGACATTGGTCGATGCGTTAGAGACGGCTGAGTCAGAATATTATGGGGAAACTAATGCATATTTACCGACAAAAGAAACTGATCCAGTAACGCGAGCTTACTGCCAAAACACATACGATATTTGGCGAGGATACTTGCAAAAGCTAAACGTGAGTTTACCAGAACAAAAATTTTGAGGGGAAAAGCAATGACACAAGTAACAGTACGTTTATACAAGCAGGGAGGAGCGGCAATGAAACGGATGATAAACAACATATGGAATATGTCTCCATCAGCACTGAACATGAATTTGATCATCATATGTGGTGTCCTTGCGGCAATGCTGCTGGCATTCTTTCATTGGGTAAATAAGCAGAAATGATGATTGCCGTCATGTTGCTCATCGCAGGTGCTTCAATATGGGTGTGGGCTAACTGGAAAAGAGGAAAATGAAATGAATGATCGGCATCGAGCAGTCATGCGAGCGCGCATTAGGTATGAACGCAGAAAATATGAGCACAAAATGGACGGACTTGCAAAAGCACTTTATCCAGTCTTCAAGGCGGCCGCTGCCACGATTGAACAATGGCTTGCTGCCTTCCAGTTCAGGTAAACAAAAAGCGCGCCGGATGAAGGGCACGCTGGAGGCAGATTAAGCTAAGAGATGTAAGTAATGAATTTCGCCACAATAGAGGCTGCCTCCTTAATCAGTATAGCAAACACAAATATCGAAAGTATATTTAAAAGCATCAAAAAAGCGCGCCGGGTGTTGACGCGCTCTGGAGGCCAGTGTGTGAATTGCACCAGGGTAATAATCATTTTGGAGTGGGCCTCCGAAGACAGTATAACAAAAAACCGCCGGATTAGCGACGGGTGGAAGACAGGGACTTTTATGCAATACATGGCTTTTGAATAATGGAACTTAAGCCACCATCTTCACAAACAGTATAACAAAAGCGCACCACGAAGGCACGCTTATCCCCCAAACTTTTACAAAATTAATTATACCATAAGGAGTGGACGCAGTGGTGCGAGCAACGAGATATTTTAGCCCAATTGATCATGATAAAACAATTGAAAACGCCAAAGAGGTCTTGGGGAACTACTGGCATCATAAGCGGCTCGCTCAACGCACCAAAATAGCGCTCAGAAGCCCCGTGATGGACGGCATGCCTAAGTCACCTAGCTATGGCAACAAAGCCGAGGAAAAGCTCGTATCGCACGCTGACGATCTGTACTATATAGCGTGCTGTGAAGGTGCTATCGAATCTCTGGATTCAGCGAATCATCGGCTTATACTAACAAGTTCTTACTTAACCAAACAATATAGTGACCAGCAAATAATGGACAAGCTGTTTTTATCAAAAGCCCAGTATTATCGAACAAAACGAGAAGCGCTAATTGCATTCGCTGAGATTTGTCCATTGGTTGAAATCGAGATGAGACCTTTGTGAGACCTTTCAACTGTTTTTCCGTCATATGATGGTATTGTGCCAAAGGTGAGAAACCTAAGACACCGCGTTTTTCCTCCGAGCCTCAGTGATGATAAAGCTGTGGCAAGGCGTGGCAATGAGGACTGGCCGTGATAGTCAGGCGGGTTCGATTCCCACATGCCACATTGTCCAGTTTAGCGACCGGACACAGCTTGCGATGACCCCATCTGACACAGGCGAGCAAGCTGGGTGGCTGACAGAAGAGATCGAGCGGGTGCAAGTCCCACCAGCCACATTGTTGCCTATCCTTTAGTGGGTAAGAATGGCAAGTTCACGTATAACCTCAGTGGTATTCGGTGGCGACATCGAGTACTGTTTTTGTGAGGTGTCTTGTATTTCTTAGATTTCTTTGTATATAATTACCCTTGGTTTTAGAGAAGGGAGTAGAAAATAGTTGGACCAGACAGAAATTCGCCACGACATCGATATTCGAAACCTAGTTCTCTCCGAACTTCAAGATGTTTATAGAAATGACGATGACACTAAGATTATTAATGAGATGGGTATAGCACATGGATCATCCCGAATTGATATCGCAGTTGTGAATGGTATCTTACACGGATATGAATTAAAGAGCGAATCAGATTCTTTAAAGAGGCTGCCTCGCCAGGCTCATTACTATAATCAGTTATTTGAGAGGATGACTTTAGTCATCGATAGAAAATTCTTGAATGAAGCTTCTGAAATCGTGCCTAAGTGGTGGGGTATTAGTGTTGTCAGCAAGGGCTATAACAGGATGATTCAAATTCGAAAGGGTAGGAAAGTTAAAACTAAAAACTTTGAGCTTTTAACCAGCCTTCTTTGGAAGGATGAGCTTGAAAAATTACTTGATACTTTAGAGTATCCGAAAGCGTTGAAGAGATATCCGAAAAATGAAATTTTAGAACTTATACGGAAGGACAAAAATAAAGACATCATAAAGAAGTTTGCTTACGATGCCTTGAAAAAACGGGATTATAATTGATGCATGGTCTTAACCATGTGATGATTTATTCCGATTCTTATCGGAGTTTTATGGTCTTTGATTTCTTTTTTCCTTTAGAAATTTCCATAATTTCCTTATCTGCCGAGGAATAATCGGATCCATCATAGTTGGGTGAGGACACTATGAGACTGCAAAGATCATTGGATGAGACTTTTGCTGACCCGTCATTAATAAGCTTTATCATACTTGACTTTCCAATAAAGTATGAAGTATCGGTAGAATAGAATATTTTAAAGTAGGTATTACTTAGGTTTATTTGCCTTTTTTCTTCGGTTGTTGGCTCTGGCTTTAATCTGACGGTATAGTCGGAAAATACAAGGTCAGGAAAGATTTCCAGTTCTTTTTTGAAAATAGCCAGATCAGTCCTTGGCCCGACGTTAGTAAAGCTCTCTGGAACTGCCATATCCGCATTTTGCGGACAACTGGTCAGAGATAAGATTACATTGTTGTGCTCAGGGTGCAAGAGTGCCAAAAAGTCAGTGATTCTATTTATGTCTGCTACATCTTGATAGAAGTCAGCAACATAGCTTATTTTCGAGTTTTTGAAAAGCTTTGATAGTTCAGGGATTGTCCCATTGATGATTATCTTGTCAACAGCACTTTGGAAAAGATGCGGTGTGAATCGGATCCATACCTCAGACGGTTCTAATATGCTAAGTGCATTGATTAACTCTTCTTTGTCATCGTAGTGCACCATAGGTATGAAGTTGACTGAACCATCGGTCAAAATGGCATAAGTGTCATTAACATATTTTACAATGTCTTCAAATACAAAATTTTGGTAACTGTCTGAGAAGTCAATAACAACCTTATTGGCACCAATTTTTTCTGAAGATAACTCCCTTGGGTCTTCATCTTTTTATCAAAAGATTCCTTTTTAGTTTTCCTTGGTAGCTCGAGAATTGGCAGTAGTTGATCCTGAGGTTTGAATTTCTGTATGTCTTTGTAGGTGTTAGACAACGCGTTAATCTCAGAGTCTCCATAATTTAGAATTGGACAATATTTCATGCTGATTTCCCCCCTTTTCTAAAGAATTGATTAATCTGTTAAATATGTAAAGTGAAACGTTTTCATTTTCGAAAAAATAAAGTGAAAAAAATCTTTAGTCGCTAAGTCGTCTTTTATTTACCCGAGCACTCCGCCAAACGGTGAGGTGCTATTTTTGTGCAACAAAAAAGCCCTCGCTCTGGGAAAACGAGGGCCAATCACTTTTGAAGTGTGAGAATGAACTCACTAAGTCATTATAACACAATACTTATAATAGGCACATAAAAAAGCTCTCGGTTGGGGGCCGAGAGCCTAAAGATAGGGTATTACAGAGGAGTGAAAATGAGTATCTATTGGGAACAATTTAATTTTAACTCATCGAAATTTTTTAAGCAACGAAAAAAGCCCTCGGGGACGAATCCGATGGCTTAAGAACTCGGGAAGTTCTTTTTGGAGAACATGAGCAGAATCGCTAAACTGCTTACAGACATTATATTTTAGGAGGCGAGTAGATGCAATGGACAGATGAACAAATCAGTGGCATTAGGAAGCTCGCCTCTGAAGGCTTTACCAGACGAGAGACGGCCGACAAGCTAGTTATATTAACAATATGATTGATGGAAGGACAGCCAAACGGTTGTCCTTTTACTATGTCATTGGGAGGTGGATACGATGGCCATGGTACCACGAGAGATCAGCGAGCCGTTCTATCATAGCAAAGAGTGGAAGAAGACGCGTGCTGCCTACATTGCCAGTGTCGGTGGATTGTGTGAGCGCTGCTTGAAGCGAGGTATCATCAAGCCCGGCTACATCGTCCATCACAAGCGCTACATCACAGCAGACAACATCAATGACCCAAGCATCACGCTTAACTGGAACAACTTAGAGTATCTTTGCTTCGATTGTCACCAAGAGGAACACTTTGAGAAGACGGCAGCTGTTCGTTCTGACGTTATGTTTGATGCTCATGGTCAGTTAGTACCAGTTAGTCGATCCCCCCTACGAAGCCATAAGAAGCTGTTTAAAAAGGAACGGCATGCAACACACGAATAATACACGGGTTGTTTTTTCGTATGAGGGGGGATAACAAATTTAAGGGGATGACGAAATTGAGCCGGAAAATGTCGATTGAAAAGCAGGATGTGGCCATTCAGCTCGAATATGAGCGGTTGCGTCAAACGTTATCCGGTATCTCAGCGGAGAAGTTGGCAGCGGCCGATAACTTGATCCAAAGATGTGCATTTATGACCATCACGCTTCAGATCTTGGAAGATGAGGTCAAATCTAAAGGGCCAACGATTATCATGCACAATGGGAAGCAGACGATACGTGTTGAGAATCCCGCCCAGAAATCATACAACACGATGATCAATCGATACACTGCCGCGATGGATAAGTTACTCAGTTTGCTACCGAGAGAATCCGCAATCATGCCCGCCGATCCCAACAAAGAGAGCGACGGCTTTGATGACTTTGTTGAGGAACGAGGCGAATAGCAATGGCTGACATTCAGATCAAGATTCGTGTCGATCGACATGTCAGTTATCCACCTGATTACGATCCAATTACTCAATACTGGCAATCGTTTGTGCAGAATGGTGGTGATCAAGTTGTCGGCAAGAAAATCTACCGCACGTACAAGAAGCTCATCGCAGACATGCACAATGACAATAGTGAATGGTACTACTCAAATCGTCGTGGTAATCACGTGCTTGAATTTATCGAGAACTATTGCCGTCACAGCAAGGGACCAGCAGGCGGGAAGCACATTGTCCTAGAACTCTGGGAGAAAGCACTGTTGGCAGCGTCCTTTGGATTCGTTGACGGTGCGGGTTTCCGAAAGTATCAGCGGGTTGTCCTGATTGTTGGTAAGAAGAACGGGAAGTCGCTGCTCGGTTCCGCTGTTGGGTTGTACATGCAGATTGCCGATGGTGAGGCTGGGCCTGAAGTGTACGCGGTGGCTACGAAGAAGGATCAGGCGAAGATCATTTGGAATGAAGCCAAGCGCATGGTCAGAAAATCTCCGGCTTTGGCTAAGCGAATCAAAACGCATGTGGCTGATCTGTCTTCAGAAGATTACAACGACGGCGTCTTCAAGCCTCTGTCATCTGACAGCGATACGCTTGACGGCCTCAATTCTTCTTGCATCCTGATGGACGAAATTCACCAGTGGAAGAACGGTGAGCCACTTTACAACATCATGGCCGATGGGATCACTGCACGGGATCAACCACTGATTTTCATCACATCCACCGCTGGCACGATCCGCGAAGATATTTATGATCAGATCTACGACGACGCCGAGATGACGATTGCAGGATATGATCAACCCGAAGGTTACAGGGATGAACGTTCATTGTTCTTCATCTACGAACTCGACAAACGTGCGGAATGGCGTGATGAGAAATGCTGGGTCAAGGCAAACCCTGGACTTGGCACGATCAAAAATAAGACCACATTGGCTGAACGTGTCGAAAAAGCCAAGGCAAATCACCGACTGGTTAAAAACCTAGTCTGCAAGGATTTTAATATCCGTGAGACAGCGACTGAGTCGTGGCTGACCTTTGATGAACTGAATAACGAGGCCACGTTTGACACGCTCAAACTCAAGCCGCGATATGGCATTGCTGGCGCTGACTTATCGCAGACGACTGACTTGACTTGTGCAACGGTCATCTTCCAGATACCTAACGATGATCACATCTACGTTAAGCAAATGTACTGGCTGCCGGAAGACACTCTTGAGCAGCGCGCACAGGAGGACAACATTCCTTATGCCACGTGGCGCGATCAAGGATTGTTGAGGACGAGCCAAGGTAATAAAGTCTATTATCGTGACATCATGGACTGGTTTGAGGAGCTTGAACAAGAATATGACATTTACCTGTTCAAAGGCGGTTATGACGCATGGTCAGCCACATACTTCGTCAAGGATCTTGAATTCCGATATGGTGAAAAGACTTTTGATGCAATTCCGCAAGGGGTGAAGACGTTATCAAGTCCCATGCATTCACTTGGTGCAGATCTTCGTTCAAAGCGAATTGTCTATAACAACAATCCAATCTTGAAATGGTGTCTGTCTAACACGACGATTGTGACTGACAGAAATGGAAATATCCAACCTGACAAGGGAAAAAACAAGCGCAAGCGAATTGATGGGATGGCTTCTTTACTCGATGCTTATGTTGTTTTTGAGAATAATCAAGAAGAATATCAGACGCTGATTTAACCGTAAGGAGGTGATTATTTGGCATTTTGGAACAATCTTTTTCATAGAAAAATAGCGGCGTCACAGTCACACCGGAATACAAGCTTGTTACCAACTACGGTAACGGCTTTTTTGGTTGGAATGGCAAGGTCTATGAATCTGACATCATTAGGTCAGCCATTGAGGTCAAAGCAACCACGATCGGCAAAGCAGTGGCCAAGCACATTCGGTCCGGTGCCGGTGACAGCATCGCAGTCAATCCAGACGTTTATATCCAGTTCTTGTTATCAGACCCGAACCCGTTAATGAGCGGCCAGATGCTGCAAGAAAAGATGATCACGCAGCTTGAACTGAATAACAACGCTTTTGCCTTTGTCCAGAATGATGCCAATGGAATGCCAACAGCAATCTGGCCAATCGTGGCTAACAGTGTCGAAGCCATTCAAGACAATCAAGGCAACCTTTATCTCAAGTTCTACATGCAGAATGCACAGACCTACACATTTCCATATTCGCAGGTGATTCACCTGCGCAAAGATTTCAACAAGGACGAAATCTTTGGCGAATCGAATGGCCCGACGTTAGCACCACTCATGGAGATTGTTACGACCACTGACCAAGGTATTGTATCTGCCATTAAGAATTCAGCCGCTGTTCGCTGGCTGTTGAAATTCAATACTGCTATGCGCCCGGAGGATATCGAGAAGAATACGAAAGCTTTTGTTGCATCGTATCTGCAGACACAAAAAGATCAGGATTCAATCGGTGCAGCTGGTGTTGATGCTAAGACCGATGCAACCCAGTTACAGCCCACTGATTTTGTGCCAAATGCTAAGCAAATGGATGCGACTGTGGATCGAATCTACTCAATTTTTCATACCAACAAGGCAATTGTCCAAAGTAGCTACACTGAAAACCAGTGGATTAGTTACTACGAAAGTCAGATTGAACCAGTGATTAGGCAGATGTCTGAGCAATGGACGAGCCGTTTGTTCAACCGACGGCAACGTTCGTTTGGTAATTCAATTGTGTTTGAATCAAGCGATTTGAGCTACGCAAGCATGCAAACCAAACTGTCACTCGTCCAACTAGTTGACCGTGCTGTGATGACTCCGAATGAATTGCGTGGATTCTTTAATCTGTCACCAGTTCCGGATGGCGACAAGATGTTACTCCGAAAGGATACAGGGACAGTGCCTTCAGCAACTGGTAGCGACGGTGCCCCTGATCCAACGGAAGGAGGTGATGATAATGACGACAGTGGTACCGATTAAAGGTGACATCGTTACTAATGATTACGGATGGCTTTACGATCTATTTGGCGATGACTATGCTTCACCTAAAAGCGTCTCTGATCTAATTAACAAGGCTAATGGTGACGACTTATCCGTTGAGATCAATTCAGGTGGAGGAATTCTCGATGCCGGCTCTGAAATTTACACCATGCTTCGTGCTTATAAAGGACCGGTCAATGTGAACGTTGTGGGTGTGGCATATTCCGCTGCATCTTTGATCGCGATGGCGGGTGATGTCGTAGCCGTGTCACCTGCAGGGATGATGATGATCCACAATGTCTCCAGTGGACAGATGGGTGACTATCATGACATGCAGAATGCTGCGGACTCGTTAAAGAAGTCAAACATAGCAATAGCTAATGCCTATATGGCCAAGACGGGTCTATCTCAAACAGAAATCCTTGACTTGATGGATTCAACTTACTGGCTGGATCCGCAGACTGCCATTGAAAAAGGGTTTGCTGACAAGATGATGTTTGACAATGCGGAGAAGCCAGGGAAAATGATCATGACTGCTAGCCTGAATAAGATTCCAAGTCTTGCCACGCTGAACCAAATGAAACACCTCCGAAACACAACAGCACTAAAAAGAGCGCCGTCTGATGATGATCAGATGGCGCTTTTGAATGCAGAATACAATCTCTTAAATTTGAAAGGGGAATAACCTCATGAACAAAGAAGAATACTTGAAGCAACGCGAAGCTCTGATGAACGATGCTCGCACCGCAATTGATAAGGGGAAGTCTGAGGATGCCAACAAAGCAATGAAGTCCGTGAAGGATTTGGACGCAAAGTGGGATCAGCAAGCGAAAGACCAAGCCAACTTGGCAGCCTTGGATGACCACGCGCCAATCACCTTGGCTCAGGTAGCACCAGCCAACGACATTGTTGGTGTTGGGAAGTCTCTTGAAAACACCAAATTGAACACTGCTGCCAAGACACAACCAGAATATGCACATGTTTGGGCCAAGTCCTTGCTTGGCCACACTCTCAATGCTGCAGAACAGGCTGTATTCGATAAGGAAAACGTGCGCCTTAATGGCACACCATTTTCTCACCAAACGGGGAACACTCCGACCTTGATTCCTAACACTGTGGCGGCTGGCATCTGGAAGATCGCCGAAGAACAATATCCAGCCTTCGCTGATGCCAAGAAATTCAACGTTTCTGGCACGCTGACCATCAACAAGCACGATGGCATTGTTTCTGGTGATGCTCAGTGGGTTGACGAAAACACGCAGGCTGATGATGAGCAAAATCAATTCAGTCAATTGGTACTTAAAGGTTACGAGCTGAATAAAGTCGCCACCGTGTCCTGGAAGATGAAGAGCATGTCTGAAGAGGACTTCATCAGTTTCTTGACTCAAGAGCTTGGGGATCGTCTGGGTGTTGCGCTTGGTGTTGCGATTCATCAAGGCGATGGTAAACGTTCACCGCTAGGCATTGAGACTGCATTGAAGGCCGAAAAAGGTACGCCACAAGTTGCCACTTATAAGGATCAAATCGCATATAAGGATATCACTAGCACCATGGCCAAGATCCACTCTAGTTTTGCTGGCAAGGCAGCAGTTTATGCAAATAGCAAAACCATTTGGAATCAATTGGCAAACATCGTTGATGGTCAAGGTCGTCCGTTGTTTATTGCTAGCCCAATCAATGGAGGCGTTGGTAGCATTCTTGGTTTAGTTGTGAAACCAGATGCTGGTGTCAATGATGGGGATGTCCTGATTGCGGATGTGGCAGATACAGTCGTTGTTAACATTAACCAAGCACTTACAGTGGCAACAGAAGACCACGTCAAGGGTCGTTCCACTGATTATGGTGCCTATGCAATTGCTGACGCAGGTCTTTTAACAACCAAGGGGGCAGCATTGCTCACAGCAGGCCCAAAAGTGTAGCCCCGCAATCAGTTAAGTCTGAAGGAATCAAGGGCGGGGTTAAGTTAACAGCAAAGTAGAAAGGAGCTAGAACATGGCTGATACACCAGATCGGAGCGCCGAATTCTTAAAGGCGCTCCAAAAAGGCAAGGTGGTTGCTGTCGGCAATAAGGGCACTGGTGAAGTTGACATTACCGGCTTGGCCGATGGGACAGTCGTCAAAGATGGTGACTATCAGGTTGTTTTTGATACAGACAACACCAAGACACTGTCTTCAGTGGCCAGTGATCCGATTGATGCACCTGGCGCAACTGTGCCAACAACGCCACCTAGTCTAGGATAGGTGGTGATCAAAGATGGCTGACGAGAAATCTGAAGAAGAACCAACCTTGTTAGATCTCTTAAAACAACACATCCGATTGGAAGATGACATGGACCCTTCCATGTTGCAATTCTATCTGGACGCAGCTGACAAGTATGTCCAGCGTAAAGTTGGCCATAGCGTGAAATACTTGCAGCTTATGGTTGCTACCGTGATGAATGACAATCGATCTGCCGGTGACGATCTAGCGGCGGCACTTGAAGCCTTGGAGCCAATCTTCTACTTGGAGGTGAGAACAGATGACCCAGACAGTCAATCTAACGAACCAACTCAGGTGGATAGCCACACTGTTGGAACTTAAGGACGGCGTTGACGCACACGACCGTCCAAAACAAACGTGGGAAGACAAGCGGGTCTTGTATTACGCCGACATTGGGATCACCTCAACTGAAAAATATCTCGCGCAGCAGAACAAGCAGGATGTCGTCTTGCGCATTTTGATTCGTCGGGATATGTCGATTACTCAGGGTGGGAATCGTGTCCGGATCAGAGGAACTGATTACAAAATCACACGAATCTACGAGACGCCCGACAATCAAAGAATGGAGTTGAGTCTGGACTATGTTGATCACATTTGACGAATTTCTGGCCAGACTCAAGCAACTGGGTGCGGTCTATCGAGACGTTGCACCACGGACGGCTAAGTATCCTTATTGGATATACACCTATACAAACACTCAGCGTCTAGTAGCCAGCACGGGTACACGGTTAATCGTGAACGAGTATCAGGTGTCTTTGTATACAAAGGGCGTTGAAGACGAGCTACTGCCGTTCATCAAGAAGTTTGATGATGTCCCATTCGAATCATTCAGAGGCATTCCGGGCGATGAAAATGATGAAACTATCACGGATTTGTACACGTACATCGAGGTGATTGCGGATGGCCAATAACAACGGTTTTGAAACAATGGCCAAGTATCTCAGTGGTATCAAAGTAGATGATTCAGTGTCGAAAGAAGGGCTTGTTGCCGCAGCAAGTCAATTCGCTGACAAGCTCCGGCCCGAGTTACCAAGCAAACCTAACGCTCCGCTCGCACAAACCTATGGGACGTTAAGAGATAAGCTACAGATTGTTGACAAGGGCGATCACATCCAAGTGACGTTTGGAAATGCATTTTGGTGGCTCTTTCTGGAGCATGGGACAAGTCCCAAGAACCATCAAGGAATCAGGGCACGCAATTATGTTCACAACACCTTTGCTGCCAACAAAAATACAATTATGCAGACTATGGTCAAACCGGTCATGGATGCATTGAAAAAATAGGAGGAATCGCTATGTCTGATAAACCAAGCAGAGCAAACGATATTGAGCTAGAGCTCACTATTGGCGATATGTTTTTCGCTATGAAAAAGCAAAATGAGACGGCATCTACTGATCCGGTCTTCGATACAAATGTTATCCGGATCCCGAACATCAAAAAGATTGCCTTCAAAGGGAACGGAAAGTCGAACGACATTTATGCCAGTGGTAAAAAGTTCGGGACGATCACGCAAGAAACCAGTATTGCAGTGACACACACCCACATCGGGATGCCAATTGCAGTTCTGGATGCAATGAAAGGCATCGCAGCGAAGCATGGGGTCGAGTTTGGATCCACGCTTGCACAATCAATGCCAGAGTTTGCAATTGGTTTTGACACATGGTTGTCCAATGGACAGCATGATGGCATCTGGTTGACGTCTTGTACACTTGACCCTGCTGTTAATGAAACCCATGCAACTTCTGAAGAGTCATTCAAGGAAGTCAACCCTGATATCGTCTACAACGCAGGTGGTTTGCGTAATTCGAGTATTTACTACGCACGCTATAATTCAGCCCGAGACAGTGCTGACCTGACTGTTGACGACTTTTTCAAGCAGGTTATTTTTTCTCCAGAACAGCTTGAAACGATCGCAAAACAAAAAGCGATCCCAAAAGTGTAGCCCCGCAAGCAGTTAAGACGATTGCCAAACAAGGCGGGAAATTAACGATTTTTGCTAATTAGGAGGACAAAGAAATATGGCGAAGCTCTCTGATCTAGTTAGGCTCCGAGACAATCATTTCATCACGATTCAAGGTGCAAAGATACCTGCAGCGTTCACCTTTGCATCAATTGATGCCATTGAATCCGCATATGGGCAAGGCTACAAAACATTCGAGAAGGATTTGAATCTTATGCTCAAACGGAAAACGATTCATCGCGATCAGAAAACCATGAAACTCATTTGGGCGCTTGTTTACGGCTTACTTGTCGGTGGAGGTACGGAAACTACCTTTGATGAGATGAACCGTGCTATTCCCTTTTCGGAAATTCCTAGTGTTATTCAAGAGGCAATGGATATTCTAAATGAGCAGAACTTCCAATTAAGTGACATAAAAAATAAAGTCGCCACAACAGGAAGATGAGGCCCAGGAGGATAACGATTACCCCTGGGCCTTTTATTTGTATGTGGCGAAAGCGCTGATGGGATACTCGCTTCAAGAATTCATGAAATTAACGCCGAATCTGTGGCTGAAACAATATCTAATCTATATCGAGATTAATAATCCTGATGGCATCTACAAAGAGAAACCTAAGCCCATTCGGAAGCAGGTCACACTGGACGATATTCCATTTTTTAACTAACTAAGAAAGGAGGAAAATCATGGCTGACGAAACTCAAAACGTTGTTCTTGATTTCAAGATGAATGGTCAAGTAGAGTTTGCTAACACAGTGAAAGACATCAACGCCGTGATGAACACGGCCGCAAAGGAATATCGAGCCCAGATATCGTCTATGGATGAGAATGCTAGTTCGACTCAGAAACTGGCTGCTGAACAACAGAAATTGCAAATTCAATCCGAAGCTGCTGCTAAAAGAACGCAAATTCTGTCTGAACAATTGAAGACGATGCAGGATCGTGGTGAAACATCTGGCTCTTCATTTGATCGGCTCGTCGGCAAGGTTGCGGATGCACAACGGGTTGAAAACAACCTGAAACGTGCTCTTGATCAAGTTAACAGCCAACTCAGTGAGCAAGGTTCCAAAGCTAATGATGCCAAAGACAATATCAGTAACCTGCAGAAGGAAGAGGGCGAGCTTGATTCTAAACTTAAGCTCGCGTCTTCATCGGCTAAACTGGTAAACGCCCAACTAGGTGATAATGCTTCCGAGTCGCAGAAGACAGCTGCCGCCCAACGGCAATTGTCCGAACAAATGGACTTGTCTCGGCAAAAAGTTGATAACTTGAAGCAACAGTTGAAGGAAACGGTCACCGCTTACGGAGAGAACTCAGCTGAGGCAACACAGATGAAAGTCAAGTTAAATGACGCCGAAACATCTGTGGCCAATTTGGGTAACCAAATGGGTAAATTGGGTAAGGAGTCACAAGATACTAGCTCAAAGCTTGACGAGATTGCTAAGAACACAGCTGCTGAACGGTTGCAGACTGTCTCCAATGGATTCCAATCTGCTGGTCAAGGACTACAAAATTTTAACCAAAAGGCGCAAGAAGCATGGGCGCAAACTGATGATGCTGTTGATAACCTAACCAGCAAAACTGGCGCTGTTGGAGGCGTTGCAGACAAACTCGGTGAGTCATTTGAGAAAGTTGAACGCTCCGAGTCTGGTGCGCAAATGGAATCGATGGACTTGTCGAATACCATGGCAGGGCTTACTAGTCAATTCAATTTGAGTGGTCCGCAGCTGGAAAAGACATCCGAGGACGTTGCCAAGTTCAGCCAGATCACAGGTCAGTCTGGGACTGACGCGGTCAACGCATTACATGATTCCATGTCACGATTCAATCTCAGCGCTAAAGATATTCCTAGCGTACTTGATGCCTTTGCTGCGGCGTCTCAGCGGACAGGTGTACCAGTTGCCGACCTTGAAGAAGATGCATCAAAGGCATACCCAGCCTTCAAACAATTGCACATTAGTCTTCAGCAGGGAATTCCACTACTTGCTTCCTGGAGCAAATCGGGGATTGATTCTTCCACAGTGCTCAAGGGCATGCAGAAGGCATTCTCTGCCGCCAAAACTGAGAACAAATCTTTCAGCGATGTCATGACGGAATCTTTCAAAGGAATCAAAGATGCTAAGACAGACCAAGATGCTTTTAACATTGCAATTCAAACATTTGGCGCCAAGTCAGGTCCACAGATGGCTCAAGCCATCCGTGATGGCAAAGTTTCACTTGATGGTCTAAAAAAATCAGCCCAAGACACTGGTGGAACCGTCTCGAAATCTTTTAAGCAGACCTTGGATCCAGTAGATAAGGCCAAACAAGCTCAGAAAGAATACGAACAGACTATGGGCAAGATTGGTGGAACAATTCAAGAGACCCTATTACCTGTGATCAAGAGGCTTCTGCCAATTGTTAAAGGTGTCAGTGATGCATTCAATAAGGCACCAGCACCCGTTAAAGCGCTGGTTGTTGCGGTTGGTGCGATCACTGTCGCACTTGGTGTCTTGGCACCAGTTATCACTGCAGTTGCAACAGTTCTACCAATGCTCGGTGTTGGCGCGACCGCTGCCGGTACAGGGGCTGGTCTAGGGGCCGCAGGCATGGGAGCTTTTATGACCACGCTCTTGCCGATTGTCGGAGTGATTGCGGCTGTAATTGCCGCGATTACCGCAGTCGTTTTGGTTATCAAGAACTGGGGTGCGATTGTCACTTGGCTCAAGGGTGTTTGGAGTACCGTTGCCAGTTTCTTCTCTGGAATGTGGACAAGCATCAAGCAAATCTTTACGGCGGCGATTAATGGCATTACCAATTTTTTGAAGCCAGCTTTTACAGCCGCTGTAAATGTCATTAAGTCAATTTGGAACGGTATTAAGTCCTTCTTTTCTGCTTTATGGAACGGAATCAAAGTAATCTTTACGGTGGCGATAACCGCTATTGCTGTCATTATTGGTACGTATCTAAATATCTGGAAGACCATTATTACGACCGCAATGAATTTAATTAAGGGTATCATCACCAAAGTTTGGAATGGTATTAAATCATTCTTTGGGCCAATCCTAGCCAGCATAGGTAACGTGATCCGGAGTGCATGGAATTCCATTAGTAGTGTTACCTCTAGCGTGTTCAACAAGGTTAAAAGTGTTGTTTCAAGCATTTGGAACAATATCAAGAATGTTGTTTCAACTGTTGTTAATGCAGTCAAGTCAGCTGTATCTAATGCATGGAACGCGGTTAGTTCGACCACTTCAAACATTTTAAACGGGGTTAAAAGTGCAGTATCAAATGTGTGGAACAGCATTAAATCGACTATCTCAAATGTTGTTGGAGGCATTAGAAATGCTGTTTCAAGTGCTTGGAATGCGGTTAGTTCTGTGACATCTAACGTCTGGGACAGTATCAAAAATGCAATCTCTGGGCCAATCAATACTGCAAAAGATATCGTTCGAGGAGCGATTGACGCCATTCGAGGTTTCTTCAACTTCAGTATCAACTGGCCACATATTCCAATGCCGCATTTCAGCATCCAACCCAGTGGTTGGTCTGTTGGTGATCTTTTGCATGGATCTATCCCTCATTTGGGTATTGACTGGTACGCGCAAGGTGGCATTATGACGCAGCCGACTATGTTTGCCAATAACAATGGCCGGGCACAGGTTGGTGGCGAAGCTGGGCCGGAGGGCGTTATTCCGCTGAACGATGATACGTGGAACAAGATGGGTGCAGCTATTGCGGCTCATATGCCATCCCAAGGACCAATTACGCTGCAGGTGGATGGCCGCACGTTTGCGACTATCACCGGTCCATACACCTCGGACTACTTGAAACAGCAGGATGCAACTCAAAACTTTAGCTATGGAAGGAGACTTTGATAACAGATGGTTGAATTAATTCTGGACGGTCAACCTCTGACCCAGTATGTGCCGGGGACGTTGGTCACTAAGAAGCCAAACATTCCCGCAGCTAAGCGCGATGTGAAGTTCACAGACGTGCCTGGCCGTTTGAGTGGTTCATTAACCGAGAAACGGGGTTGGATGGATATTACTTGGTCACCAGAACTCAAACTCGTGGACTTCAAGACGCTCAACCAGTCATGGCGGAAGACACGGCAGTTACTGCAATCTGCGTCGAAGCTAGTGTTGAGTGATGACCCCGACTTCTATCGGCTCATCAAGTCAGTCACGATCGGCGAGTTTTCGGTAGACGATGTGGAGGTCAGTGGCTCCTACAAGCCCAGCTTCACTTTGGATCCGCTTGAGTATCAGATGACTGATCCAAAGACGTTCACGGACAACTTTGACATCGTGAACCCCGGTAACGTGGCAGCGGAACCGTTGCTCACCGTGTCAGGGTCCGGAACAGTCAAAATATCCGTGAACACGAACCAGTTCTCAATCGACAGCCTGACAGCGCCTGTCACTCTCGACTGTGCTAAACGCACGGCGTCCATGGCTGGCAAGGATATCACAACCTCAACAGCGGGTGATTGGCCACTCTTTGTGCCAGGTGTCAATCATGTCATTTTGACCGGCGTCACAAGTATCACAGTGCAGCCTAGGTGGTGTTATGTATGAGTACAGATATTGAACTCTATCCGCGTGACCAGAATGATTTCAGTCACCACGGCTATGCTTTGGACGACATCAGCAATGATATCGTCACTTGGCAGCTCAACGCGAAGTTCACCTTGACGTTCGATTATCCGATGTTTAGCGAACATGCTGGAGACCTCGTGGCTGAAAATATCGTGCGCGTGCCAGTTCCTGGGGGCAAGGCTGCTTTTCGAATCGCTCAAGTGATCAAGTCCATGGGTCATCTTAGCATCACTGCTTATCACGTGTTCTGGGATCTTAACGATGATTTCATCGCGGACACCAACATCGTTGACAAAGATGGCCAGGGCGCACTTGATCAGATCATGCGCGCTGCCAACTATCCAACTGGCTTCAAAGTTCTATCAACAATCGGAAATGTAACCAATGCCCGGCTGGTTAGAATGTCCATCATCAAGGCACTTTTGGGAACGGATGACAACTCGTTTCTTAACCGCTGGGGTGGTGAATTCGATTGGCAGGACTTTAGTTTCAGCGTCAACCCTCGTCTAGGAAAAGATCGTGGTGTTCATTTTGAATATGCACACAACTTGACCGGATACGAAGCGACCAAGGACAGTAGTGGTATCATTACGCGACTGCTGCCAGAAGGCTACAATGGTCTTTTATTACCTGAGTTGTATGTTGACAGCCCCAAGTTAGGCAATTATCGCAAGCCGAAGATTGGTGCTAAAACCTATCAGGACATCAAGGCCATTGACGAAACACAGGCAACAGGTGATCAAGAAGGTGTTGTTCCGGTTCAAGAAGCGTACGAGTTACTTCGTGCTGCTGCTGCGAAAGAGTTTTCCGAGAATCATATTGATGAAGCCCAGTGGACGTACAAGTTGAATGTGGCGTTGCTTGAGAATACTGAAGAGTACAAGGATTTAAGCATCACTACCACTGTGTTGCCAGGCGATACGGTCACCATCACGCACAAGCTTGATAATATTGATGTGAGAGCGCGTTTGACTGGATATACCTGGCAACCGTCAAATCATAGCTATCTAACACAGACGTATGACAGTACATCGAGGCCAGATGTTGCATATAGCAATCTCAGTAGCCAGGTCAACGAGATCAAGTCACAGATTGAGTTAGTTGATAAGGTTGTGATCGCGAAGGCAGCAAATGGTATGAATTCAACAGGCTGGGGAGATCAATCGCCGGTCGATCTGAATATTGCTGGTAAAACCGGTGACGTATACTATCAAACGACTGCCAAGGGAACAATTATGTGGCTCTTTCATGATGGCCAATGGAATGCCGAAACCGGTGACGCTTTTGGCACCGAGGTTCAGAAGAAGGTTGACACCGCAATCGCGGATGTTGCTGCTGCCAAACAAGCTGCCAATGATGCTGTGGCAAAAGCAAATAGTAGCGCACAGTTGGCTTCAATGAGCAATCAGACTGCACAGGCGGCTAAAAGTGCAGCCGACTCGGCCAATGCTCTTGCAACACAAGCAGTGTCAGCAGCATCTGATGCGAAAACCGCCTTGGCGACCGCAAATTCTGCTTTGGAGACTGCGACAGACCAGAAGACGACAGTGGCTACATTGGTCACTAAAACCGATGATTTAGCAGGAACGATTGCAACATTGGCGACTAAGACGGACATAAACAAGTTGTCGGGCGAAGTCACCGCAGCGCAAACGCTGGCTCAACAGACTGCCGATGGATTGCAACTTAAAGCCGATCAAAGTGTCGTTAACACCATCAATGGGTCAGTCAACCAACTGAGTGCTGATCTCAAGGTTGCAAATGATCGATTGTCTTTGACGATGACCAAGAATGATGTGACTGGGTTGTTGACGCCATATGCCACACAGTCGTGGACGCAGGGACAAATCACTGCGACTGCCAGTCAGTTCAATGCTCAATTCAGTTCGATCACTGGCAGGGTCGATGCGATGACGTTTGGATCACGAAATTTGATACAGAATACCTCTAAGATGACGAATCTCGATCACTGGACTCGTTTATCATGGGGTAGTCCTACGACTGTCTTGATGCTCGTTAAGCACGGCTTCTATAAAAATAGTCGTGAAAATATTATGAGGCTAACATCCACAGATGGCAGGGACAGTCATATGCGGACAGATATTGTTGATGTTAAGCCTGACACAGATTACACAGTCCAATTTGTCGGGTACCATAACTCAAATATGAAGTCACTGAATCTTTACTTTTTGGGCGGAACGGATAGCACTTCACCTGGTCCAGCGGGAGAAGGATATGATTCTGATAAAATTCACTTGCTCTTGAATGGGGTGACGCTTTCAACTTCACAAGCGGTTAAGACCGTTGCTAAGTTTCACACAGCCAAAACAGAAACACGGGGATATTTGCGCTTCGATATGAACGGCGGTAGTTCACCAACAGCAAACGCCGATTTATACGTCATTGAAACGGAGTTGGCTGAAGGCAGTCAGGTACCCGTATATTCACCAGCACCTGAGGATTCAGCAGACTATACAGACGCGCGTGTGTCTAGCCTCAAGGTCACAGTTGACGGGATTCAATCAACAGTGGCTAATAACCAAGGCCAGACAACGGCAGCGCTACAAACCCTGCAAGGGTTCCAGACAACAGCAACCAATCAACTCAGTGGCCTTCAATCTCAGCAGACACAGCTTGCTAACCAATGGACCAGCGTGATCAGTGGCTTAAGTAATCCGAATCTGATCCTCAACTCGATGTATCCCACCGACGTCAGCAAACTCGGTTGGATTGACGTTAGCAACTTGGATCTGATTGTCCATCCATATTATGCAAACAACGGACAAACACACTTTGCCATCAATAATTCATCAAGCGGCGAGAAATACGCTGGAACTAATCGATTCAAACTAACGCGCGGAGCCACCTACACCATGAGCATCAAGGCTTATGCGAGTTTGAATGTCAAGGGCATGGATGTCTATGTGCTCAAACGCAAGCGTAATAGTACAACACGTCCAGATGGGTATGACAACGATGGTGCTCAACAGCTCCTTAACAACGTAAAACCATCTCCGTCACAAATGGACAAATACACGGTCACCTTTGACGCAGGTGACTTTGACGAAGCATATTTGCGTGTTGATAACAACGGGTCGATAGATGGCAACAATGCCATGCTAGGTTTTGCCGAACCAAAAGTTGAGTTGGGATCCATGGCTACACCTGACGTACAATCAGGCACCGACAGCCAGATCACCCAGTTGCAAGATGCGATTAATCTCCGTGTGTCCAAAGGCGATGTGCTTAGTCAGATCAATCTGGAAGCCAACCGCACTCTGATTCAAAGCGGCAAGCTTGTTCTAGATGCACCAACAGTTGTTTTTACAGGCAATGCCTTCATCCCCTCAGCAGCGATCGCAAGTTTGTCTGCTGACAAGATCACCACCGGGACGTTGAATGCGGCCAATCTCAACGTGATCAACCTGAACGCATCAGCTATTGTGACTGGCACGATTTCTGGCGCTAACTTGGCCATCAATTTGAATACAGGGATGGTTGAGTTCCAGAAAGGCCGCATACACTCAACTGACAACAACATTGATATCAACGTCGACCAAAAATATATATCAGTAACGGACAGCACCAACAGTGTTTTGCTTAAGGGCGGATCGATGACATTTGTCCAACCCCATGCTTTTGACTCGGCTCAGACACCTTATTTGACTATCGATAATGTCGGAGCAAGTCAATCTTTGGGAAGGGGCGCTGAAATCGTAGGCCGTGATGTTTTAACCGTCTCTGTTTCTGGAGAAAATAATGCTTTTCTTGGTGGGGCAGGACTTTTTACAAAAAAGTTCAGTGGTATTTCGGTTTCAAAAGACTATAACACTGTTGTAGGTGGCGCTAATCGTGGTGTGACAATCATCGGAGGCGCATCATATTCAATAGTTGAGGGAATAGATTCCGTTCCATCTATTATGGTTGGCTACAACAAAAGCGGATTAACTGGAGGAACACGCATTGACATTGAAGCTGACTACGTGCAGATACCTTCTGCGTGGTCAAAAACAACCTCATCATCTCCAAACGCATTTGTTGCTTCTGATGGTGCTCTCGTCCGCAGCACGTCTGCCAGCAAGTACAAGGTCAACATCGAGCGAACCCGGTCGACCGATTTGGCTGAGCGGTTGCTGACCGTGCCAAACGCTCACTGGCTGGACAAGGCAGCCATTGAGCGATATGCAAGCGACGAGCAAAAAGAGTTACCACAGACCAACTTTGGCCTGATTGCTGAGGATTTGGAAGCTGCCGGTCTTGAGGATCTGGTTGTCCGTGGGCCAGATGGTGAGCTTGAAGGGATCCAGTACGACCGGATCGCGGCAGCGCTCTTGCCACTGCTGGCTCAAATGAAAACTGAAATCGATGAACTCAAAGCGACGGCATAGGCTGGCGCTTTTAATTTGGGAGGAAAACATGAAAATCACACTTGAAAATGCAAATATTGCTAACGTATACAGACTTGTTGAACAAATAAAAGTTAAGGGCAGGGATGCTCTGGCACTTGCCAAGTTCATCAAATTGTTAAAGCAAACTTTGAAATCTGCTGGTGAGGATGAGCAAGCCTTAGTCGCTCAGTATGCTCTTAAAGACGAGAACGGAGAATCAAAAACAGATTCGAACGGTAATATTCAGCTGAATCCCGACCTAGCTCGTGAGTACAACAAGGTTCATGGTGAATGGCTTGAGCAGAAGGCCGAAATCGAAGGTGGTACTTATGTGAATCACATTGACGATGTCCAGCGAATCATCAGTGACTACGTTGATGAGAACGAAATAGGCGGATCCGATCTTGATGCATATTTGGCATTGTACGAAGCGTTCGAAAAAGGAGAGAAGTAATCATGACATTGAAAACTAACAAGAGCATCAGTCTCACAGGTACATCCACCATTGGTGATGTTCAGGTCGCTTATTTGAACGCAACTATTGACCAAGAAGGAAATGGAGCCAATACGGTCAATCAGTCAATTCAGAATCAGGCACTCTATGACGCGAACAAGAAAGAAGTTCGAGCTGACATTGCCAAATTTCAGCAATTGCTTTATGACACAGAGGATTCTTTGACTTCTGAAAAAAAGGGCACAGATAGCAGCAAAACATCGGAAAATTGAGTCAACTATAACTAGCCGTTACATCCTTATGGAAGAAGTGAGAAAGTGACATTTTTGGGATATACGATGGCTGACTGGACGGAGTTCATATCAATCATAGGGGTGGGTGTAAGTGCGGGCAGCTGGCTGTTCAAAAAGATTGCCTTAGATCCATTGCGTTCTGATATTCAAATGCTTTCAGAGACAATTAATCGTCAGCTAAAACTGCATGAACAATCGCTGGCAGACTTGAATGCTCATCTGAAAACACACGATGACGAGCTTGGCAGTCACTCGGTAAGAATCACTCGATTAGAAGCTAACGTAGGCATTAAAGGAGAAGATAACCATGAAAATTAATTGGACAGTACGAGTATTGAGCGTCAAATTCTGGCTGGCCGTTGTGCCAGCTTCTTTGTTGGTAGTTCAAACGGTAGCGGCAGTCTTCGGGTACAACTGGGATTTTGCTAGTTTGGGTAAGGAGCTCACTGCAGTGGTCAATGCAGTGTTTGCATTATTGACCATTGTCGGGGTAGCCGTTGATCCAACCACAGAGGGTGTCGGTGACAGCCAGCAGGCGTTAGCTTACCCGGCACTCATTACCACCAAGGCGGCTAAGATCAAGGCGTTAGAGGATCAGATTAAGGCACTGCAAGCAGATAAAGCAGCTGATCAGGCAACTTCTGCTGCTAGTGAAGTGGTTCCAGAGACGTCTTCTGCAGCACCGGCGGAGTCAGCTCCGGAATCTGTTGCTTCACAGCAATAAGGAGGGCACCATGAAATTTAAAACTAAACTCATCACCTTAGTAGTCGCCTTCTTGGCGGCTATTTCTTTTGCCCTGCCATCGCAAGTCAATGCGGCCAAGGGAGATCAGGGACCTGATTGGTCAAAGTATCAGGGAGCAAGTGGACGATATGGAACAGATCAAGACAAGTTCATCATCGCTCAGATCGGCGGGACTTACGGTGGTACTTACATCGATCAGTGGACGTACGATAGCCAAATTGCCAGTGCAAAGGCAGCAAGAAAACGTGTGCATAGCTACATCTGGTATGGCGTTGGTGGAAGTAGCCAGTTGGGGTTAGAAGCACTTGACCGTTATATGCCTCGTATCAAAGCGCAGACACCAAAGGGAAGCATCGTTGCTTTGGACTACGAAGATGGTGCTTCTGGCAATATGGCAGCTAATACGGATGCCATTTTAGCTGGCATGCGGCGCATTCGTTCAGAAGGCTACACGCCCATGTATTACAGTTACAAGCCATATACATTGGCACATGTTGACTATCAGCGCATTCTGAAAGAGTTTCCTGACAGCCTTTGGATTGCTGCTTACCGTGATTATCTACCAACTACCAAACCAGACTACGGTTATTTTCCGAGTATGGATGGGGTAGCTATTTGGCAGTACACGAGTGCATTTGGGTTGTCGCAAGGTCTCGATGGCAACATTGATTTGCTTGGTGTCACCGATAATGGATACTCGAAGCGGCTAGAAACTCCGTCAGTTCCTGTAACACCGGCACCAAGCCAGCCAGCGAAATCGAATGCAGCCAGTGATACCGACTATGCACAAACTGGTGTGTTCAAGCCGTCCACGACGGTCAACATTCGCACGGGTGCCGGCACTGGATATGCATCCGTTGGTAGCTATGCACCTGGTGAAAGTGTGATTTATGATCACGTGTATATCCGTGGCACATATGTTTGGGCACGTTATCTCAGCTACTCCGGTAGGTATCACTACGTTGCGCTAGGCGTAAATGGTGGTGAGAGCTATGGTTCACGCAGTTCAAATGCGCAAACCTATTCGCGCACGTATTATACAGTCCGCTCTGGTGACAGCTTCTGGAGCATTGCCAGCAAGTATGGCATCAGCATGTACACGTTAGCCGCTAACAATGGAAAGTCAATCTACAGCCTGATCTATCCAGGTGAAAACCTGGATATCAGGTAACAAAAATAGCCTTCTGCCTGATTAGGAGGAGGCTTATTTTTATGCATTTTTTAGGAATGATCCTTTGTTCGGCTTGATGCCACACTTGAACAGTTTCTTCGATGGGTGGGTATCGGCAAAGATAGTAAGGAGTTCCTGCAATCATTATGTTGGCTTGATAGACAATCGTACCGGTAGTATTTGGGTGAGTTTTGACGCCGGTGATGTTGATCAGATTATCAGAGTGCAACACTGTTAGCACTTTACTGTATACTTAAATTCATAAGAGGAGGAGATCAAATGAATGAAGAAACAGAGAGTCTTGTGCCGCTACAAGCAAGAATGGAGATGATTGACGCTGCACTCAAAGAAGGCGGTCTTGATGTCTATATGCCTGAGGTCACGAGCCTCATTCAATATATAGACTTTAACGAGGCAACAGAATTCATCAGGTTTTCAACTGATATGAAGCTGCCAGTATTTAAAACGGTTGACTACGCAGAAAAGGAACGGTCGATCTACACAACAGATTACATCCTTGACATGGCTGATGTTGATAGTTTGGATAAGGTGCCTGACATCTTGATGGACAAGATCAAGCAGTACAACGATAGTTTGAGTGACGTTGACTGGGGCGAAATGATCAGCCTTGAATATATGGTGATCAAGGACGGGGTTGGTTTTCGTCTCATCTATCTGACAGACACTTTCTTTCGCGTCAACGTTGATCTAGACAAGCAACTTGAGGACTTTGCTAAACGGGCGAGTTTTGAAGCACACGCAAATAAAGTCAATCCTTCATTGGAACAACAAGGCGAGTTTGATAAGCTGGTGAATGAGTTTGTTGAGAAGGTCAAAGATGATCCGGCGTTTGCGATGACACGAAACATCCATGATCGAAATAAGTTTGTCAAAGCATCTGCTCTTAATGATCCTAAACTAAGTGAACTCTTCGATAAAATCAACAGTCTTGGCCCTTATCCAAAAAGCGGTTTGCACAGTATTTCCCTAGCATTGTTAAATGAATACCGCAATCACAAAAAACATTATGATGCCATCCGCAAAGCGCACGAAAATTGA